ATCAGACGGAATTGGTGTATGGTGTACTAACTTAGGAAGAACAGAACTTGTTAGTGTGTTCTCATACTACGGACACATTGGTTACTTAGCAGAGAACGGTGGTAAGATTCGTGCTACTAACGGTAACTCATCATACGGTGCATTTGGTACTGTTGCTGAAGGTATTGATAGTACAGAAACACCATTAGGCGGTAACGTTGATAACTTCGCACTTGAAGCTATTGTTTCAAACGTACTTACAAACGGCGACGATATTCTTACACTAGAATATTTAAACGCTGGTGTTAACTACACACCGGGCGCAACAACTATAACAGCAATTGGTGAAGGTTATGGCGCAGCAATTAACGCAGTCCAAACAGTTAACGGAGGTGTACATGAAGTACGATTAACTGAAACTGTAGAAAGTCCATCAAACTTTGGTGGTGCGGGATATCTTGATGCACAGAACGTTGCACAGTCAGGTAATACTACACAAATAGTAATATCAAATACTGATACTAGAGTTAACGCTGCATATGTTGGAATGGCAATATACCTTACAGCAGGCGTAGGTGCAGGACAATATGGTTATATTGATACATATAATTCAGGTACAAAGACTGCTACAATTAAAAAGTGTAGCGACGATACAGCAGGTTGGGATCACGTAATTGGAACTGCAATTGAAGCAACACTTAACGAAACAACAACGTATTCAATTGAACCTAGATTATCATTTACTGCTCCACCAAGTGGATTATATGCAGATACAACAGCAGGTCGTGCAGTTATAGCAGATGGAAAAATAGCTAGAATTACACTTTGGAACCCAGGTTCGGGCTATTCAAGTGCTCCAACAATGACAGTTACAGATCCAAATAATACTACTGACGTTCCGTTTACTGTTAGAATTGGCAACGGTGTACTAACACAGCCTACTTGGACAGATAGAGGAACAGGAATGGCAACAGCTAGTGCTACAGTCGATGGCGACGGTTATGCTGATATGTTCCAACCTGGAAGTTTAGTTAACGTAAGTGACATTGCTACAATGCCACAAGCAGGTGCTAACATAACATTTGCAAGTATACCAAACAAATACTTTAAACTTGTAACAATTAGAAATGTATTTGGTTCAGGACCATATACAGCACAGTTCCAAGTAAGTCCAGATATTTCGATATCAGATGCTCCTGCAGATAACGTTGCGTTTGAAACACGCATTAGATATTCGCAAGTACGTCTAACAGGACACGACTTCTTAGACATTGGCACAGGTAACTTTGCTGATACTAACTATCCGAACACTCCAGTTAATGCAGTTGATCCAACAAAAGAAACAGTTGTTGGCGGCGGCGGACGAGTGTTCTACACAACCACAGACCAAGATGGTAACTTTAGAGTTGGCGGATTGTTTAACGTTGAACAGTCAACAGGTGTAGCAACACTTAATGCTGATGCGTTTAACATTACAGGTCTAAATGAGTTGCAACTAGGCGCAGTTAGCTTAGGTGGAACAGGAGCAGTAATTACTGAATTTAGTACAGACGGTACATTTACTGCTAACAGTGATAATATTGTTCCGACACAAAAAGCAATTAAAACTTATATTGCTTCACAAATTGGTGGCGGTGCTGGCGAACTAAACGTCAACAGTGTAACAGCTGGTGTTGTTAAAGTGTCAGGACAAGAAATTACTACAACAAATGAAAGTCAGATAAATATACTTAATAAGGTTAATTTTACTGGCGGAATAACTGGCTCACCAGTTGCAATAAATTACTTTTTATCATCATAATGGAGAATATATAAAATGGCCACAGGAAGATTAGCTGCAAGTGATATAAGCGGCGCTACATTAACAACAGTATATGAATGTCCAGCAGACACATATACCGTTGCATCAATATCAATCTGTAACAGAGGATCAGAAACATCAAACATTAGCCTAGCTATTGCCGATGGTGCTACACCTGTTAACGGAGAATACATAGAATTTGAAACAGGGTTGTTGTCAAAAAATATTTTGGAACGTACTGGCATTGTACTTGCTGCTACACAAAAAATAGTTATTTTATCGTCACAAGCTTCAGTGAGTGCTGTAGTTGTTGGCATAGAAACAGCAGCTTAATAAAACGAGAGGAATAAGGAACACACTATGGGACGATTTATAGGATTATCAAAAAATAGAGGAAGTGGTCTAGCTATTGAGGATCCAGACTTTTTAAACTCTGGATTAATACTAACCAGTAACGGAACTGGTTTTGTATTAGCTGGCGGTGCGTCATTAGATCGCGACCCACTTCCTGATTTCATTAACGCAAACGAATCATTAAACGAGTCACTTCAAGTTACTGGTGCGTTTGGAGATTCAACATATACATTTGCTTGGAAAGATGGCTCGCAGTACGGTTTAAGTTTATCATCTAGTGGTACACTAAGCGGCAGTGCAGGCAGTATGCCAGCAGCAACAACACTAAGCATTACAGTTACAGATACAAAATACAATAGGGCATACGATGTTGATTTAGAATTTATTGTATCAACAGGTAACACATATCCAAAAATTACAGAAGGTAATAACACTATTACAATATCAGGTGGCGAAACTCACCAGTTTAGTTATAGTGGTTCACCAGTTGAATGGTCAATTGTTACACGAGGTAACTTGCCAGGCAACGTAACATTATCAAACAGCGGTTTAATGACATTCCCAGGTAAATCTGGTGATAACACTAATACAAATTACAACTTTACATTAGGTGTACGTAGTAGTGATATGCCAGCAAGCAGCTTTAGAACAGTTTCGTTTAGTAAAAACTTTTACTTTGAATCAGTTACAGGACAACAACAATATCAAGGTGTTTATGGCCAAGCAGGCGGAACATGTTCGTATAATTGGGTTGCACCTACTGGTGTAACACAAGTACACGTTATGGCAATGGGCGCAGGCGGCGGTGGTCGTTATTCATGGGCAAGTTGTGGTGGACACGGCGGCGGCATGGTATGGGCAAATAATATCCCAGTATCACCGGGTAGTTCATATTGTATCCAAGTTGGACGTGGCGGTTGCTGGAGTGGTTCAACAGGTGGTTGTTCATGCTGGCCAGGAATGAACGCATGTGGCGGCTGTTGTGGTTGTTACGGTGGTTGTTTTGGTTTCCCAGGAAGTGTTAACGGCGGCGCAGGAAGCTGTTGTGGAGGCTATGGAATGATAGCATATAACAACACTGCTGGTGGCGGTGGTGGCGGAGCAGGTTACTGTTCACAAGCACCTGCAAACTCAAGCACATCAAGTCGCAAAGGTTGCGGTGGTGGAGGTGGCTCAGGCACATCACACCATAGTTCAACATACGGAACAGCTGGTGGCGGCGGAACTGGATCATGCGGAATGTGCTGTTATACATCAAGCCCAACTAGTTGTGGATGTTGTGGTAACGCAGGTTATTCACACCAAACTGGATCAGGCGGCAATGGCGGCTCAGGCGGAACATGTGGTAATCCAGGTGAACCATGGTCAAACGGACGTGGACACGGTTATAGCTGTGGTGGAACATTCGGCGGCGGTGGCGGCGGTGGCGGAACGTCACATGGCGGCGGCTGGGGCGGACCAGGTGTTGTAAGAATCATTTGGGGCAACCAGAGATGCTGGCCTTGCTGTAATACACATAACTTATAATATTAATATATTAGAAACAAGGAAAAATAAATGTTTGAAAACGACGCAGAATTACATACACGCATATTTTATGTTCAAGTAGATTCTAATGGTGACGTAACTGACCCAGGTTATATAGATCCTCAAAACATATGGCATATTATGAATAAGTCATGGGATTTTACACATGCAGAAATAACTGCAAAGGGTTATGAGCCAGTTTTAGAATCAAACGCAGTATTTACTAACGGTGAATCAGTTATTGAAACTACATTTGGCGACATTGTTAGAAATGATGACGGCTTTTTAGTACAAGAATATGACCATGCTGAAATTAGTGAATGGGAAAAAAGACAAAGATTTGTAGAACGTACACGTATTAACTTACTATTCCAAAGTGATTGGACACAAGTTGCAGATTCACCATTATCAGATGCTGAAAAAGCAGCTTGGGCTACATATAGACAGGCTCTTAGAGATTTACCAGGTACTTTAGACTATAGTACAATTAGTCAATCAGAAGATGTTAATTGGCCATTTCCTCCGGGAGTGGAAGTACCAGTAGTAGCAAAAGAAGACGAAGACGGACACGTTCCAGTAGATCAGCCATTATAAAGCAAAAAGCCAGTTGACAAAGTCTCCTTTGATGTTATAATTAAATATAGTATCGAAGGAGATAATATGGCTTTTAAATCAATACTCGTCGTCGGAGGCGGGTCAGCAGGCTGGATGGCAGCATCAACACTTGTAAAAAAGTTTCCAAATACTAAAATTACTCTTGTAGAAAGTAGCGACATACCAACTGTTGGTGTAGGCGAAAGTACATTAGGTTTTATACGTAATTGGACCACGTATCTTGGATTAGATGACAAAGATTTTCTTAAACATACTAATGGTAGTTACAAACTAAGTATCAAATTTACAGACTTTTATGACAAAGATTCCGGCGGATTTCATTATCCGTTTGGTAGTGCTTACGAGTCTAGTGGGTTTAATGTTAACGACTGGGCTCTTAAAAAAATATTTAAACCTGACACTCCGGCTAGTGATTTTGCAGATAACTTTTGGCCACAGATGGCTCTAGTAAATGAAAATAAAATATCATTAAATGAAGACGGCAAACTAGATAATTATAGATTTGATTACGATACTGCATTTCATTTTGATGCTAGTTTATTTGGTCAATACCTTAAAGATCATTACTGTAAGCCACGAGGAGTAAATCATGTAATTGGAACTGTTGATAATATTCTAACTAATGATGATGGTATTGAAAAAATTATATTAGAAGACGGTCAAGAACTTAGTGCAGAATTATATGTTGATTGTACAGGATTTAAAAGTTTATTACTAGGCGAAGCACTTCAAGAACCGTTTAAATCATACAATGATATATTGCCAAACAGAAAAGCATGGGCAGTACAATTACCATATACTGATAAAGAAAAAGAACTTGAAACATATACAAACTGTACAGCATTAGGAAATGGCTGGGTCTGGAATATTCCGTTATGGTCAAGAATAGGTACAGGATATGTTTATTCAGACGAATTTACAACAGACGAAGAAGCACTACAAGAATTTAAAGATCATCTTAATTCAGACAAAATGAAAGTTTATAATCCTAATAGAGTTACTGATGAATTAAACTTTAGACATATTAATTTTAGAACAGGTATACACGAACGCACATGGGTTAAAAATGTACTAGCAATTGGATTATCAGCAGCATTTATTGAACCTTTAGAAAGCAATGGTTTGTTTAGTGTACATGAATTTATGCTAGAATTTTGTAGTCAAGTAGACAGGCCCAAAGTTACACAATGGGATCGTGATGTATATAACGCAAGTATTAGAAAAATATATAATAACTTTGCTGAGTTTGTTGCATTACATTATGCGCTATCAATAAGAGATGATACTGCTTATTGGAGAGCAAATAGAGATAGAGTGTATGATAACGACTTAAGACATACTATCAGCGGCTTTAATGATTTATATCTTAGAAAAACTGACGGTAACGCACACTACGGCAACGGTGGCATTAATTGTATTGCAAATGGAATGAACTACAATGTGTATAGCGAAATTGATGCAATGCGAGAAGCATTAGGTAAGCAAATAAATCTTCAATATAAACTAAATGAGTTTCTATACGAAAGGCGTGAAAAAATGAATCAATGGAACAGTGCTGTTAAGAACCAACTTAGCTTACACGACTGGCTATATCAGAATATATATAGTGATGGAGAGTCAAAAGATGCAAAATAACGAATTGACTGCAAGAAATAAGCAGCTTCCTAATATTGGTGTATTGGAAGCAAAGTTACCTTATGAATTATTTGAAGGGCTATCAAATGAGATAGAAAGACTAACTACAGAAGGCGGTGCCTTAAAATATAACCATAATTTAGTTGGACATATAGAAGAAGAATATTCTTTAAACCATGTAAAAGATCATCTAGAAGAATTTTTAATAGCTATGGCAAGTACATGGCAAGAAGCTAATCCAGGACTAATTGATGCATACGAAGAAGCAGTAAAATTAAAAGATTGGTCGTTATACTTAGACTCAATGTGGTATAATAAACAAAAAAAGTATGAATTTAATCCATTACATTTTCATTCTGGCGCACTAAGTTTTGTTATTTGGATTAAAATACCGTATGAATTAGAAGATGAAATTAATTATTTCCCACCTGTGTGCGGAGTAGAAGATGATGTAGAAGGAAATACATATACATCGAAATTTTGTTTCTATTATACTAATTCAATGGGGAGAATAACACCAGCTATGGTTCCTGTGGATAAAACTTATGAAGGAACTATAGTAATGTTCCCATCAGAAATGCTCCATGCAGTTTATCCATTTTACACATCAGATGATTATAGAATAAGTGTATCAGGCAACCTTAGAATATGTCCGCCAAAGAAAGGTAACAAATAAATGGAACAGTCACTACCAAAAGCAATGACTAATACTATGTTGCTATTTTCAACACCGGTTTATTTGTTTAATGATTATATTGGAGCCGATATACATAATACTCATAGCGAACAACAAGAGGTAGTTAAAAATCAAGAAGGTAATTTTTCATCTAAAGAAACTAACATTTTAGAATTAGAATCTTATAAAGTAATTAAAGATAGAATCTTACAAGGTCTAGACGAATATATCAACGATGTGATGCGTATAGATACAGACAAGCATGAATTTTATATTACACAGTCGTGGTTAAATATTAATCCGCCGGGTACTAGTCATCATAGACACAATCATTCTAATTCAGTTATTAGTGGAGTATATTATATTGACACTACAGAAGACAACAGTATAACATTTTCTTCGCAAAATCAAACTAATGTTACAAGTTTGCCTATGTTAAAAATAGATGTTAAAGAGTATAATATAACTAATTCAAATAGCTGGAATATTCCAGTACCAACAAACAGCATTATATATTTTCCTTCATCAACACTGCATGAAGTTAGCCCAAATGAATCAAACCAAAACAGAATAAGTTTGGCATTTAATGTATTTGTCAAAGGCAACTTTGGTAATGAAGCAAATCTAAATCAATTACAGTTATGAGAGACTAAATGACAAAAACTAAAAGAAGTACAGCATTTTACATAAACGGCGGCATCGGAAGAGTTATATGTGCAATACCTGCATTAGAAAAGTATAGCAAACTTAATCCAGATGACGACTTTATAATATTTTCAGAATTTCAGTATGAGGCATTTTCAGGACATCCTATATTACATAGTAGATCTTATCCAACAAATTCACCGCATTTATTTAGAGACAAATTAAAAGATAGAAATGTTGTTATACCAGAACCATATGCTGTGTGGGAATACTATAATCAAAAATGTAGTATTGCACAAGCATTTGATATTATAATTAATGGAAAACTTGACAAAGATCTAGGGAAACCAACTATTAATTTAAGTATAGATGAATTAGTTACAGCACGTAGTATGATAGAAGATATGCGTAGCCAACGTGGAACACCATTGTTTATTTTTCAGCCGTTTGGTAGAGGAATTACAATGCAAGCAATACAAAGCCCAGCTGGACCAATTGATACATCAGGTAAATCATTTACTATTGAAGGTGCAGCAAAATTAATAAAATTAATTGAGCATAAGTATTCTATATTAATGATGAACGAATTTAATGTAGAATTTAAAAACTTTGGTGTTAAAAATGATGTGTTCTTTGTTGAAGATGTTAACTTACGAAAGTGGTTTGGACTACTGCATGAATGTGATGCATTTATTGGGTGCGACTCAATAGGACAACACATTGCAAATATATACGATAAACCAACTTACTTAGCACTAGGATCTACTTATCCTGAAAATGTAACATATCCGGATAACAAAAACTTTACAATATTTGATTTTAATAAAGACAACAGAGTATATAGTCCGATACGTATAACAGTTGATGAATATCCAGACAGACAAAATGAACAAGCAATGACTTTAACAGATGAACAAATAGAAGAAATTGCAAACAAAATATTAAACGATATATAATCGAGGAACTAAAAAATTATGAGTAAACAAGATTTTTGGGTATTAGGTATTTCTAGAGGACATAACGCAGGTGCGTGTCTACTTAAAAATGGCAAAATTATATTTGCTATTGAAGAAGAAAGACTAAGTCGTAAAAAATATGATGGCGGTCCTTTTGCTGCTATGGTAAAGGTATTAGACTATACTGATAGAATTGATTATATGTTTATATCACACACTCAAGATTTAGAAGGTGGACCAAGAGTTGACTTTACCGGAGATGATGTATATACAGGACTAGCACGTAAATTAGGATTAATAGACCCGCAAGGCGAATTGCCAAAACATCCACAAGTAATTGACCTAAGTCATCAACATCATAAAATACACGCAGCATGTGCATTTTATCGTTCAGGGTTTGATGATGCTGTAGCAGTTGTTGTTGATGGATCAGGATCTGTAATGGAAGCAGACTTTTGTTTTGATCCAAAATATAATGAATCAGACGTTATTAGATCTGGAATGTGGGAAGTCGAATCGTACATTGATTGCAAATACCCAAGTACATTTAATCACTTGTACAAGCACTCTGGAACAAAAGATGCAATACTAACGACCATAGATCTAACTCGAGATGCTGAAGATATATTTGGAGAAAAGGGTAATACATTTCATAGCGTACTATCTAGAAATGCAGGCATTACTAAAACATACGAAGCAGTTACAAAATATTGCGGATTTCAAGAAATTGAAGCTGGCAAAACTATGGGATTATTTCCATATGGTAAACCTAACGATAACATACCAAAACTATTTACAAAAGTTGGTAATTATGAATTATCAGATCCAAATGTTATTGTTCCGTTTTACCCAAGAGGTGCCTTAGTAAATGCGCAGTTGTATGACGAACTAAACACTAAGTTAGGTGCTAAAGGTGATGTTACAACAGAGCAGAATCGTAGAGATCTTGCTTATGCTGTACAAACTGAAACACAAGATCAAGTGTTAAATCTTATTCTTAAAGCAGTAGAAGTAAGCGGCAATAAAAATGTAGTGTTGTCCGGCGGCTATGCATTAAACTGTGTTGCAAATTATTACTACCTTACTAAATTAAAAGAGCTTGGAATTAATTTATATGTTGAACCAGTATCAAATGATGGCGGCACAGCAATGGGTGTAGCACTACTAGGATTTCATACAATAACACAAAGTAGTGAAAAGTTAAATGATCGTGAAATATATTTAGGATTTTCATATGATTACAGTGACAACGATATTAATAAAATAGCTGAAAAATACGGAGCAGTTGTACAAGATGCAGATGATAATACAGCAATTGAATTAATGACTAGTAAAAATATTGTTGCATGTTTCCAAGGTAGATCAGAAGCAGGACCACGTGCATTAGGTAATAGAAGTTTAATGTTTGATCCAACATTTGAAGATGGAAAAGACTTTGTTAATCAAATTAAAAATAGAGAATATTTTAGACCATTTGCTGGAAGCATACTAGCTGAAGATGTACATGAATGGTTTGATTTACGCGGTATGGAAGATAGTCCGCATATGATGTATGCAGTTTCTTGTCAGCCTGGCATTGCTGAAAAGATTCCTAGTATTATTCATGTTGACGGATCATGTAGAATACAAACAGTAACCGAAGAAGATAATCCTTTATATTATAGAATTATTAAAAACTTCAAAGAAAAAACAGGAGTTCCAATTATTTTTAATACAAGTTTTAATCTAGGCGGCGAGCCATTAGTTGAAACTCTTGATGATGCATTACGTACACTAGCACAAAGTAAAATTGAATACTTATACTTGCCTGAGTACAATAAATTATTGACTGTGCGTAACTAATGAAAACATTTGACAAATTTTTACCCGAGTGGTTACATAAAAAAGTTGTAGATCAACTATTAAGTCCGCAACTTGATTGGCACTTTCCTAGTTTCGGAGGCCTAGCTACAAATATAGAAAAAAGTAGCTTTGCAAAGCAACCGTTTAATTTAGCAACCAATACATTTGATTTTAATGGAACAGATTCATTAATGTATGCACTCGATTGCTGGTTAGATGAAAATCAAAACATCTTCCAATTAGATCATCTACATAGGTGTATGATTAACTTTTATACACCTGGTCAAAATACAGGTTGGCATCAAGATATGGTTGAACCTGGATATTATAGTCTATTATATTATGTAAACGATGCAGATGGCGGAACTAAATTTGATGATACTGAATTTGTGCATAAAGAAAATTCTGCTTTAATGTTTGATTGCAGACTAAATCATAGTCCTATATCTAGCACAGTTCCTAGACGCATTAGTGTTAATTGGATCATGAAAGGCAAACTACTATAATTGATAAATATTATATCAGTTAGGGATAAAATATAATGGATATTGGCGCATATATAAAAGCAGGCTTACAAAATACTTTGTTATTTAAAAATAATTTAGGTACATCACATAACGGACCCTGGAAACAAGTATACGTAGATACATTGCTTGATAGATGGCATATGGGATCATTTTCGTCAGCTGAATATACAATATCTGCAGACCTTGACTCTAATAATAAAGAGATAATTAAAGTTTTAGTAACTGCTACTAGAGACAAAGCTAGTGTGGTCGTATATGCTAGAAATAATACATTAAGAGATTTACTTACAGTAAGTGCTGTAGTAAATGATAGTCATGTTGATATCATCCTAAATCCAGCTACTACATCACCAGCTGATGCAAATCTTGGTGTAAAAGTAATTTATACAGCACAGTACTTCCACAATCAAAACCCGCTAACTCCTTAATAGTATTATCTGATAAATATACTTGTAGGAGTAACGTATGCCAACAATTGTAAATAACGCATTTAAGTCAGAATATGGATTCGATAGCCCGTCCTTTACAGTAGACGAGCTTGGAAACATTACCGCTAGATCAATTACATTAGAAGTAGTTAGTGACGACGATGCATTTGTTACCGACTTTGCAGTAACTGAAAGCGGCGGAAACTTTAGAATAGACGGTGGTGGAGCAAATAACCCACCAATAACACTTTATAGAAATGGTACTAAGACATTTGACTTAGAGCTTAGTACAATTACTATGAATATTTTTAGTGCTGTAGGAGCAAATCCAGTTGCTTATACAAACGGGTTAAGACACTCAGATGGCACAACACTTGCTGACTCACAGGGCAAAAGCGATGGAACTTTATATGTTTCTATTCCGTCAAATGCACCTGATGTATTATATTATGGTAACGCAGATGGTACTGTGTATGGAACAATCACAGTTGAAAATCCAACAGGATTATTTGGTTCAGCAGCTATTACATCAACTACAGCAGCAACTAGTACAACAACAGGCGCACTTACTGTAGCCGGCGGCGTAGGCATTGCCGAAGACTTATATGTAGGCGGGCAATTAAATGTGTCCGGCATTGGTATAGCTAAGTTAGATTCTACAACAAACTTAGATATTAACGCAGCAAACAAAATAATTTTACAAATAGCAGACACAAAACTTGGTGAATTAAATTCTTCAGGTCTTGCAGTTACTATAAATAACAGTACAATAGACAATACAGTCATAGGTAATACAACGCCAGCAGCAGCGGCGTTTTCAGCGGCTACAATAGCAACTGCACCTACAGTAGGCTCTAGTGTTACTAATAAAGATTACGTCGATAGTCAGGCACTATCACTAGCAATAGCATTTGGATTATAAAACATGGCAAAAACACAGATAAAAAATTATGTATTTAAACCGGGCATTGGAGCAAACGATAATCGTTATCCAAACGCTTACGCTTTGTTAAGTGCAAACAAAGAATTTATACAAAAAGAATCAACTGCATGGATTGCTGCACAGGTAGCAGCAAACGTATCGGGCTTTGTAGGTTATACATACAACGAAGCAAAATGTCAAAGAGATGTTGGTTATATTATTGATGCTTACTTAACTGATTTAAGATACGGCGGTAATGAAACTGTAATAAACAACATTAAATACTATTGGGATCAAGATGTTGCACAAGTTGACGGTGATCGACAGCCTGAAATACAAACTCATACGTGGATTGGCAACTTAATTAAAGACAATATTTTCCCACAGGTAGCATATTCAGCAGTAAACACAGAAGTAACTCAGGATCTTTCAGGAACAGCATCTGAGCCATTGCAGCAATTTACTCCAACAAACGGAACATATAAACCAGATACAGGAGTGATGTCACTAACTATTGGTACACATACATTATCTGTTGGTGACGAAATCTTTATTGCTCCGGGAGCAGTTACATTTACATGTGCATTGGACGGTAACGCAACACTGCATCCTTATCCAAGAGCTTCAGGTGTTCCTAATGCTACTGGCAAAGACGGTTTTTATTATGCGCCACTTGAAATTACAGCAGTAACTTCAACTACGATTACTGTTAATGTTGGTGTATCATCTGATACTTCATTACATACATTTAATACTGCTACAGCAAACGGCGTAACAGCTGGTCCAAATGCAAAAATTAATACTTTAGCATTTAATACTGTAGATACAATAACAAACGGATTAGGCGGATTACCTAAAAAGATATATCTCGGTGTAGGCAATGTTAAAATACAAGGCAAATGGCAGTCAAATGAATTGCTATTAATTACAAACACAATTACAAACGAAATTATTTACAACTTTGGTAGTGCCACACAAGGCGGCGTTGTATCAATACAGGATTACGGAATTGATACCGACTTTTTAAAATTCTTAGAAACTACAGACGGTGTTACAACTGTTAAATTAAATTATTCTACTACTGGTCATTCAGCAACAGACGATTTACAAATTTTTGTAGAAGAAAGAGAAGTTAGAACACGACCATTTGATTTTGGTACAGATGCTATTGAAAGAGGTAGAACTGCTGAACCAAAATCAATGCTTGACGCTGACTTTGAATATGGTCTACAGCCTACTAAGTGGAGTGCTATTGGAACATTGCGCGGATACCCAAGTGTATACGAAATACCAGGTACTGATACTGAAGTTACTTTAGTTGTAACTGATGCATCCACAGGCTCAGAAGGTGTTGGTCAATCATTAATTACAGTAACTACGCAAGGCCCACATGGGTTTGTAGCAGGCGATCCTATAACTATTAAAGCGTTAGAGAATTCAATCACTGGTGCTGCAAGAGCTGAAGGTAGCTTTATTATTAACGCAACGCCGACTACTTCTACATTTAACTTTTATGCAAAAGCAAAAGTAGGTACAGCAAATGGTGAAATATTAACTACTACATATACACAATTAAGAAAAGCAGGCTTTTATACAGGTGCTAACGTTGGTACAGCTAACTTTACTATTCAAAGTAATGGTAGTAACGGAGTAATGAACGCACAATTAAATATTCCAACAGGTGCAACTATAATTCCATTTGATGGCCCTGCTCCAGAAGTTGGTTCACCATTAACTAATGGTAATATTCCTGTAGGTTCACAGGTAACTGGTATTATTGATACTAGCGGCGGCGGCGGAACATATATAACTCCAGCAATAACTGAAACTGTAAACCCAGGCGAGAATAGAGTATATCTTGATGATGTAACTGGTGTATTAGCTAACTTATCAGCTGATAAAGGTAATGGAGATGCTATAAACATTTCCACTGTTGGAGCAAACTATATTGATTTTGATGGAAACTTTTCAAGTACATTAGTACCTAATAAAAAGACATATACAGGTGTTGCAGCAAGTAATGTAAACCCAACAGGTACTAGTGCAACATTTGATATTACACTTGACCAAAACGCTGAAAGATCTTATACAGTTACAGTTAATACAGCAGGTACAGGATATGCCAACGGTGACAGAATAACAATTGATGGTTTAAATGCAGGCGGTACAACTGGTACTAATAACATAATAATAACAATTACAGCCGTAACAGCTGGTGGTGGAGTTTCTACATTTTCACATACAGGTGTACATTGGGATGGATCATTATCTATAACAGATACAACTGCTACACCGCAAGGCGGAACAGGTACTGGAGCATTACTTGATGTAAACTGGACAGCAGGCAACTTTAGTAGTGTAGCAATAGCAAGTTCAGCAACTGATAGTGGCTATGCAGTAGGTGACGTAATTAAAGTACTAGGTTCGGCATTAGGCGGTATCGACGAAACAAACGACTTATCTGTAAGTGTTGTAGCTGTAGGCGGCACTGGCGACATTACTTCATTAACATATGCAGGTGCTTCACCAAGTGTAATTAACAATTATGGTAATGTTAGTCAAATAGGCTATGTTCAATTACCAATTACTAATATTACACAGGCTAGTCCTGCTGTAATTACTGTTGCAGATACATCGCAATTAACAAATGGACAATTTGTTACAATTAGTGATGTAGTTGGAATGACTGAAATAAACGCTCAAGGCGTTTATGTTAATGTAATAAACAGTACAACATTTTCAATATTTACAGACCCAACACTATCAACAAATTATGATTCATCTGCACACTCTTCTTATACAAGTGGCGGTAATGCAACTAGAGCAGGTGGTCCTAATGCTACATATTCAGGTAGCACAGGTGAATTTGCATCATTAACAATTACTAACGGTAATGGCTTTTATGCAGTTAGTGTAGACAATGGTGGACAAAACTATTTGCCTACAGAAACGTTTACTGTTACAGGTGACAAACTAGGTGGCACATCGCCAGCAAATGACGCAACTGTCACATTTGATAATGTTAGCGGAACAGGTGAAATTACAGTTGCTAGTATAACAGGTACTGGTTCAACAGACGGCGAAGCCTTAGCAGTAAGTGGTTCAAATAGACAAGGTTTAGGAGCTACTTTTGATGTTTCTATTGTATCTAATAACTATGTTGTAGCTCTTAATAATGCTGGTACACTTTATAACGCTAACCAAGAATTAAAAATATTAGGTACATTCTTAGGCGGAGCAACGCCGGCAAACGATTTAACTATTACAATTAGTGCAGTTGATGCACTAACAACAGGTGTAATTACAACTATTAACTCTGCAGGTACAACAGCTACACCGGGCGGCACATTTACTGATGTAGCAGGCCTTAACAATGTTCCGGTTGGATCAAGTGCAACATTTACTGTTGCTAAAAACTTTGCAGTATACGATACTGTAAGTGCAGCAAATGCTGGTACAGGATACGCAATTGGTGATAGATTAACAGTAGCTGGTAACTTAGTAGATGGAGCAACGCCGTCAAACGATATTGATGTAACAGTTTCAACAGTCGGTGCAGGCGGAGAAATTGAAACTGTCACACATACTGGTACAGGTGCACCAGGTTCTAACTTAGATCTAATATCAACTATTTTGATGTCGCAAGCATCGACTGCACCAATAGCAATTACTGAAGCAATTTCATACTCTGCACTTGCTACTTTAGAAATCACATTTGCTAACGCACACGGATTTGTTCCAGGTGATTCGTTTATTACTACTGTTACTTCAGATGACGGTTCTAATAACCATGCACTTGCAAGTGGATCATTCTTTGCAACAGATATACCAGATATTAACAAATTAAGATATACAGCAAGAGCACCAGGCGCAATTGATGCTAGTACTGAAATTATATCAGGAATTGTTTATCCAAGACCTGACTCATTCTTTATACACAGACCATACGACGGAGGTGTACAACTAGGTACTGGTGGACCACAACACGGCGCACAGGCAATACGTCAAAGTAAAAAGTATATTAGATATCAATCAGGTAAAGGCATTATGTATACAACTGGTGCGTTATTTGCACCAAGTTATGATCTTGCAAATGTAACTGCTGATGGTGTTGAAGTTGGCTCTACTATTACAGTTACTACAGATGATAACGATCACGGAGTACAAGTTGGCGGCATTGTTAGATTGTTAGGAGTACAAACTCCAGGATATAACAGTGGAACACAAACGGCTGTTCCACCAAACTTTGATTATGAAGTTATTGACGTTATTGACGAAAGATCATTCCAAGTAAGATCACAGCGTAGATTAGGTTCTACAACAGCAGTACTAGGATTTGGCGCACAAATGAGTGTTGTTTCTTGGCACGGTGCTACAGTACGCTCAGGTATCTTTGATGATCAAAACGGAATTTATTGGGAATATGACGGAACAAATGTTCAAGTATGTCAACGTACATCAACTAAGCAAATTTCAGGCACTATTACAATGCAACCTAACAATAACGAAGTTATTGGTGTAGGAACAAGATTTAGAGAACAACTTAAAGCAGGCGACCGTGTTGTTATTAAAGGTATGACACACGTTATTACTAATGTAATTAGTGAAACTGAATTATCAGTTTCTCCTGACTGGAGAGGCGTTGGTACAATTAGTGGCGCAAAAATGAATTTAGTTGTTGATAAAAAAGCAAAACAAAAAGACTTTAACCTAGATACACTTGACGGCAACGGACCAAGTGGTTACGATATTGATATTGCTAAAATGCAAATGATTGGTATTCAGTACAGTTGGTATGGTGCTGGTTTTATTGACTTCATGTTACGTGGATCAGATGGTAACTTTGTATTCTGTCACAGAATGCGTAACTCAAACGTAAACACAGAAGCGTTTATGCGCTCAGGTAACTTGCCAGTACGTTACGAAGTTACTAACGAAGGACCTCCAGGTAAATTAGCATCAGCAATGACTATAGATCAAAATACTATAGTATTAGAAGACGCATCGTTCTTCCCAGACTGGGGAACAGTGTATATTGATAACGAAGTTATGTCGTTTGATGCTAGATCAGGAAACACACTAACAGGTGTTGTTAGAGCAGCTTCATTAACAAACTTCCAAGCTGGCGCAGATCGAATATATAATGGCGGTGTAGCAGCTACACACGCCGCAGCAACAGGTGTTGTGTTAATTAGTAATACAGTTACGCCACTTATATCACACTGGGGTTCAGCGTTTATTACAGACGGTGGCTTTGATGAAGATCGCGGTTATATCTTTAGTTACGCTGAAACAGGCATCACAGTTAGTACAACTAGACAGACAGCATTTATGCTTAGACTAGCACCTAGTGTTTCAAACGCTATTGTTGGAGACTTAGGTGAAAGAGAACTACTAAACAGAGCGCAGTTACTACTACAAGGACTTGAGATTACTTCGGATGGTATTGATCCAGATAACTCAAACGCTCCAATTACAGGCGGCGTGATTGTTGAGGGTGTTCTTAACCCTCAAAACTATCCACTTAACCCTGGAGATGTTAACTGGGCCGGACTAAGTGGTGTTGCTCAAGGTGGACAGCCAAGTTTTGCACAGATTGCATCAGGTGGTGGTATTAGTTGGAATAGTGGTGACACTGCTACGTATACAACTGCTGCTGTTATGCCTAAAGCAACTACAACAGCAACATTAATGCCATGGTGGAACTTTAGAACAAACAGAAACTATGGATACTTTACACAGGCTTCGTGGGAACTAGCAAACTTAGAAGTTGGTGATTTAATTAGTGACGGTGCTGGCGGCGGAGATTATTTTCCTGGAGGAACAGCCATTCAAAGTATCTTTGATCAAACACAATATGGAAGATATCTAGTATACTTTACACAAAGACCAAATGCAAATTCGGGTAATGGTGTAAACCAAACATTTGAAAAAGGTGGTAATTCTAGTAACGGTTCATTTGCATACTTTACTGAAAGTGTATGGAACGCAACAGGTGCTAAAGCAGGTACACCGTTAAGTGATGCAGGCGGTAATCCGACTAACCAAAGTGATGTTAGTTTCCCTGCAAACGTTGCTGTATCAAGTGTAGAAGGCCCGCACTTATTTGGTAGCGGCGGCAGTCAAATTTCGTATTATAAAGTGAACTTTAACAGTTCATATACTGGTACAGTTAGCCCAGGTGATGTGTTTAACTTTGAATTTAGTCAACCACCATATGCACAGCCGGGTGAGACAGTGTTCTCATTCATTGCTGTACCGGGCGAACGTTCAACACTATCATTAGCTGAGTTGAAAGAACTTACAAACACTCCACTAGGTGGTAGAGGAACATTCCCAAATGGTCCAGACGTGTTAGCTATTAACATTTATAAAGTGAGTGGCGATCAGCTAAAATCAAACATACTACTTAAATGGGGTGAAGCGCAGGCTTAAAGCGTTTCCATGTAATTTGCAAAAGAATTAAGATCATCAAATACGATGGTCTTTTTCTTTATGTCACGGTAAGAAAACTTGTTTAACTCTTTTTCAGTTTGCTTGCCATATCCTGTACGAACTAACACAGGTTTTGCACCTAATTTAAATGCAGCTTTTAGATCGCTCATTTTATCGCCTACATAGTATCCTGTTTTAAACTTAACGTGCGGGTGTTCTTTTTCACATCGTTTAAACATTCCAAGATTTGGCTTTGCCCATTCGTCATTTTTTCTGCTGCTCATACTATAATATATTGCATCAATACTAGGACATCCCGCTTCTCCTAATAAATTAAACATATGGTTATGTACATTGTCAACATCATACTGTGTAAACAATCCTTTTTCAATTCCGCCTTGATTAGTAATTATAGCTATTTTATGTCCGAGTATACGTAATTTAGCAATTGCACTTAAACTATTTTCAATAGGCTGAAAGTCTTCTGGACGATATGTATAAGTGCCTCTATCAACATTAATAACACCATCACGATCAAGACCTATTACACACTTAGGTGCAATATAGCCTTCTTTCATGTTTACTTCTTTAGGTGTTATTTTTTGAGGCTGTGCTTTAGGTTGTCCCCATTGATAAACACTAGCCATCTGTAGGTGCAGTTCGTTGCGTGTCACCAGGTGCAACACGATAATTATCTTCAACACTGTCTGGTGTTGATACTTCAGTAATACTTGAGTCTGCTTTCATGCAAATTAATCTATGTGGTTGCAATGGAGGATTGTGCCAAACATCGCCTTCATTTAATTCTTGTTCATGAAGTCCTGCTGTTGCAGTGTCAATCCATTGTACTTTAAATTTGCCACTATTTACAAACCAAGTTTCATCTTTTTCTTTGTGAAAGTGCATTGAAAACATTGCCCCTTCTTTTTCAAAGAACATAATTTTACCACAATATTTTTCATTAGTAGCCCAAATTAATTCGTATCCCCATCCTTTAGGCACAACACCACTTAGTCTAGTTGGTTCGTTATTTTCCATTAATATAATCCTCTATGTTTGTCCATTGCATGTCAACTACACTATTTAAATTAGTTAAGTCAGCACAAGTATATTCCTGGTATTGTGACTTTATGTTATCTGGCATCGGTATGTAATGTATACCGGCAGTATGCTTTTTAGCAATAGTCTGTGCTACATTTTCAAAACTTGTAGGATTACTAGTACCTACATTAAATACACCTGATTGATCTACGTCGAACATTTTTTCATGTAGTTTACATATATCATCTATACAAACAAAGTCTCTAAGATATTTGTCACTGCCTTCAAATAGTGTAATTAGTCCATCTTCTTTAGCTTGCTTTGTAAACTTAGAATACGGACTTGCTTGATCACCTTTGTGTTCTTCACCTTCGCCGTATACATTAAAATATCTAAATCCTTGTATTTTAATTTCAAATTCATTTATATATTGATTTAGAAATCTGTCAAACAAATACTTTGACCATGCATAAGGAGACTGAGGTAATAATGGTCCATTTTCTGTAAAATGTGTAGTTGGTCCGTAAACACTTGCACTTGATGCGTATTGTAAATTAGTGCCAAAGTTTTCGCATACTTGCGCTAGTCTTACACTAAACTCAAAATTCTGTTCTAGTATTTGATTTACATCTGTGTATGTAGTTGAACTAATTGCACCTAAGTGTATACACCAATCGTATCCTTCAGTATGCGGAAGCACACCTGGTTCCCATTCCCAACCTTCTACTTCGTGTCCTTGTTGTTGCAAATAGCTTGCAACATTTTTACCAATAAATCCTTGGTTTCCTGTAACTAATATTTTCATTTACTTTTCTCTATAATCTGTGTTGTTGAATAACCGTCTACAGTAGGTACAATATACACTTCTGCTAAATCGTGTCCTACAACAGTTTCAACAATATAATCTCCGCCTTTAACAATTAAATCAGGCTGTATATGTTTAATTAACTCATAAGGAGTATCTTGTTCAAAAACGTGAACTTCATCTACCCACGGTAACATTTCTAATTGTTTTACACGTTTGCCTAAATCATTGATAGGTCTATTTTCGCCTTTTAATCTCTGTACACTTGCATCTGAATTAACAGCAACAATAAGTTTATTACCAAGTGATTTCGCCGTTGCTAATAGCTCAAAATGACCCGTGTGTAGTATATCAAAGACTCCGTTAGTAAATACTACACGTTCTTCAATATCGTTTATAGTAAGCGTATATGTACCTGAATGCTTAACACTTTCAGTAGAACCTATAACTGCTAATTTTAAACATTTTTTGTATTCATAGCCTTTTGTAAGACCATAAACAAATGCTGCTAAGAAACAATCACCTGCACCAGTAACATCTGACACTTCTAAATTATCAACAGGTATTTCATATTTCACACCATCGATAGTTGCAATAACTTCTTCACCGGCATTAGTTGTAATAATATTGCCTTGCCAGTCATCAAACCCTAAGTCGTGAAACTCGTTGTAATTAGGTTTTACTAACCAGGCATTTTCGTAGAACCAAGCATTTTCTTTTGGATCAACAATTACTTTACAACCGTACTTGTTAATGTGTGCAATGATATCTTTTGCTTCGTCTAATACGCCTTTGTTGTAATCACTTAACACAACATAATCATATTGAGAAAAATCAGTTTCTTGTACTTGTTTTAGTACAGCCATTCCGCTTGCTGAAGCATCATCATCAATACGTGTAACATAATGTCCGTCACAAATTACTCTAGTCTTAACACTAACTTGACCTTGTGTTTCAAACATATCAACATCAACGCCTAAACTTTTTAAGTTTTCGTATACAAGACCTGCGCCGCCTCTTGTTTCTTTTTCATCAATATAAGTTATTACCGGCACTGGTGCTTCAGGACTAATGCGACTACTAGTCCCATATATGTATTTGTCGATAATTACGTCACCAAGAACTAATACTTTCATATTGTTATTATACCTTATTTTTGACTAATTGTCAAGTAAATTGATTGTTTTAAATACAGTATCTAACTTAGCTAAATTAACTTTACTTTGTAATGTATTGCGAAGTCCGTGATGTAACGGTTTTGGCCATTTAGTAAACGAACACCAAGCATATCCGTCGTGTTCAGTATTTAAGGTAGGAATAAATTCATCATTAATAACACACAAATAAGTATGGAAATAAAATTTGCTGTCAGGTGAAATAAAACTCTCTAAAGGTAATGTCTTTGTAATATCAGGCAAGAAACCAATTTCTTCTTCAATTTCTCTTTTAAGTCCTTCAAATGGAGTTTCTGCTCCTTCGTTGGTGCCGCCAACAAGTCCCCACATATTACCACGTTTACCGTTTGCTCTATGTAAGAATAAAAATCTATTTGTTTTTAGTGTGTAAAATAATGCACCACTACATGTAATACGATTGCTCATACATATAGTTAGCCAGCAAGTTCAATTCTCCAGGTACCAACTGGATAATCACCATCAATACTTAATAACCATTCGTCGTTACTAAACCTATATTGTATACTTGTATTTAGATTAGTAGTATATGTTATTTCAGTAGCAGCACTTGCATCAAATACAGTATTCCACCTTGAACCGTCCCATTCAATAATATCATTAGCACTAGCAACTGTTGCTGATTGATCTGCATTTTGCCAAGCTACTGGCGATTCAGTAGCGTCTGCATTGCCTACATTATCTAGTAGCAATAATCTTACACCAGACGTTTTAATATCAGTAGGATTATAGCTAGTAGGATCTATAATATAATCAATACTTGTACGTCCTGAAATTACAGTGTCACTTGGAAAACTGTCAGCGTCCCAGTTAATTAATATTTTAGTATCATCAAACGGGCTTAAAGTAAAGGTACCTGTTACAGTTTTATCATTGTCTTGGCTAGTAAAGTATATGCGACTTACATCGGCAGCATATATTCCAGGTAATGCTTCAAAGATTTCTCTCCAATTTTTATTACCAACCATTCCATTAGAAAATAGTTGCGCACTATCTTGACTTACATATGCACCATATGTATTATAGTTAACATTTGCCATTTCGTTTGCAGCACTACTTTGTGCTTTTCTACCAAATTCATTCTGTGTAATACCTGCTTTTGGACTATCGTCATATGCATTTAATATTGGCGCACTAACTCCAGATTCAATATCACCTAATGATTCGTCAAACATACTTGTAATAATATTTGTAATAACACCCATCTTACGTACTTTAGTAGGTGGACTAATATAGATAGGAACACTAAAACTTAATGTAGCAATATCTATCTCGCTATCAACACCAACTGGTACACTACGATTTGTCCATGTTACATTTTCTAAATTAACAACTGTGATACTAGTCCAGTCAACAAAATTATCTGTAGTTTGCATTTCTAAACTAGGATTAAACAATACTAATATTTGTTCTAATATTTGTAATTTTTGATCAGTGTTAGTAGTCCATATGTCTGCATTGATACGCATCATGTAAGGAGTTGGTATTAGTCTTTCGACAGTATAGTTTTTACCTTGTGTGTTTAGGTACTCGTTATTTTCTTCGTCATATTCACGTTCGCGTATATTCACTTTACGTGTATATGTTGCATCTGTTAGTCTATCCTTATCTAATTCAAGACCAGTCAAATAAACAGCAATACGAGGCGCACTAGGTATCTTATTTTCACTATTCTCTCGAATAATATTTGCCACTTGGCGTGTTAGATCGCCATATGTTACTGGAACATCTTTTTGCACACCTTTACCGTCTTGTACAGGAAAGTTTGCAAGTATGCGCATCATCTGCGTCATATATCTTCTTATTTGTCCGTCATAAAAATGTTGCATTATGTATTATCCGCCTTTGGACGTAATGCCTTTGATAGGCTTTGTCTTTCTTGAACAGTTTCGCCGGCAATTGTTGACTGATTTGTGTTATTAATAAAGCTGGCTTTTTGTGTGCGTCTTTCAAGGGTATTACTTAATGACATTCTAATATCATCTTGTACTTTGACCCAACGTGCGCCGTCATAACGGAACATTCTATTTGGTAAAAAGTCTGTACGTAAAAAGTAGTCACCGTCTACATTAGTAGATGGAAATTGTATACCAAATCCAAATGGCGCACCATTTGGTGCAGCATCACCTGAGCCAACTAGATAACCAGTATAGCCCTCACGCTCTGGTCTATTAGCAACTTCATCTGCACTAATGTTAAGATTACTTGCTTCGATATCAGTATCATCTGCTGTTTGCAATGCTATACTGCCGTCATCATTTGTACTTACTGTATAATAATGACTAATATCATATCCGCTTTTAGGGGCATCTGCTTCTGCTTGAGCAACTACAGCATCTGATATTTGCATTTCTTTTTCATAGGTTGAAAGCAAATCACGCAATGTGTTATCGCTACCTTCTTCTGCAGGCAAATCAAGTATTTCAGCATATTCCTGTCCGTCGTATATTTGCTTTAATTTTAAACGATATAAATGCGGATACCATGTTTGTGAAAAACCTTCTGCTGCACGATTAACATCTTCTACAACATAAAAGCGTTTGAGTGCAACACTATAATCGTTAAGAGCATATTCATCCTTCAAATGCGGCAATTCAACAACATCGCCTGCCATGATTTTTCTACCTAAGGTCTTAACTGAACTATTCAAATGTATTGTTAACATTAGTGTGTCATTACTTAGGAATAGTCCAAATTGTGACAAATCAAAGTCAATATCTTGTACATTATAAATGCCACGCATACTATAAACATCAGCATCGTATTTTCTGTCTCTATTTTCTAAAAATAGTAGATCTTGTATATTAGTTTCTTTTACAGCATCATACGTAGGCTGATCAGCAGTACCTTCACCAACCGCGGGGTTTTCTGCACCAAGAAACTTGTGAATATTAATATCTGTACCGCCGATAGTAAACATTTCTAAGATTTGATTGTCTAAGAAATGGTAATCGTTTCCGCGTTCCGGTTTATATAAGCTAAGACGTGGGATAACTGTTCTCCTATTCGTTATACATATTTATCGTTACGATAAATACTAATGGAGACTTTCATATGACACTAGCGACACAAAAACAAGAAGTATACGATTATGTTAACACATTCCTTGGTGGAGGCATGATTGATGTTGAACTTGATCCTATACACTATCAAACAGCATTAACTAAAGCACTTACACGTTTTAGACAGCGTAGTGATAATAGTGTTGAAGAATCATACATGTTCTTAACTACAGTAATAGATCAAAACGAATATACTTTGCCAAATGAAGTTATTGAAGTTCGTAAGTTATACCGTAGATCAATAGGATCACGCACAGGTGGCGGAGATGGCGGTAGTATGTTTGAACCATTTAATATGGCATACACTAATACATATTTGCTTTCAGGCTCAAAATTAGGTGGATTAGCAACATATGATATGTTCGCACAACACCAAGAGTTAGTAGGTCGTATGTTTGGTTCTTTTATTGAATTTAAATGGAACTCCCCAACTAAGAAACTTACATTATTACAACGTCCAAGAGCAGAAGAAGAGATATTACTTTATTGTTATAACTATCGTCCAGATAGCGAATTGCTTAGTGATTACCTAGCTGTACAATGGATTAAAGATTATACACTTGCTGGTTGTAAATATATGCTAGGCGAAGCAAGAAGTAAGTTTGCTACTATAGCTGGCCCACAAGGCGGATCGACACTAAACGGTGATGCTCTTAAAGCAGAAGCACAAGCTGATATGGAAAAACTCGATGCTGAAGTATCAATGGCAGTTGCTGGCGGTGCTGGCTACGGCTTTACAATAGGTTAAAAAAAATACTTGACATAACTGTAAAACTCGTATATAATAAGAAATAAGTTGTCTTATTAATCATGCGGAGTTAAAATGTTACCTAAATTATTAGTTATTGGCCATGGCCGGCACGGTAAAGATACTGTTTGCGAAATACTAGAAAAAAATTACAACTATAGTTTTGAAAGCAGCAGCCGGTTTTGTTCAAAACTGTTTATATATAATGATCTAAAAGAAAAGTATGGTTATGCTGACGAAGAAGAATGTTATGCTGACAGGCATGCACACCGAAAAGAATGGTATGATGCTATCTGTGATTATAATGAAAAAGATGCAGCAACACTAGGTAGAGAAATATTTAAAGAACATGACATATATTGCGGCTTAAGAAACAAGCGTGAATTTTTTGCAATGAAAAATACTGGTGTATTTGATTATGCCATCTGGGTTGATCGCAGTGAGCATTTACCTCCAGAAAACAAAGACTCAATGAGTTTAGAACAATGGATGGCTGATTATACTATTGATAATAATCGTGATCTAAATGGTCTAATGTTTAACACTTATCAACTTATGGAACATTTAAAAGTCAGGAGTTAAATCTCCTTGCCTCCATTGCACTCCTTCTTTCTGTACAATGCGTTGACAGTTAGCACAAATAGTTTTTAAATTATTAGGCCTGCAATTATTTAAATCTCCGTCTATATGAAATACATTAAACTGTTCTGTATGCTTTGATTTAAATCCACATTTTTCACAATTATTTTTCTTTTCATATCCACGTAGTTTCCATTTAGGTATACCATGACCTTCGCCGTGGCGCAAACAAATTTCGCATAGCTTACGATAGTATACTTTGCCTTGTTTTTTGTAGTTTATAGCAGCAGGTCTATGCCCGCATTTGCATAAAGGTCTCATACATATATTTAGCTCACCTTTTATATCCCTTTTTCGGTACTATAACTTAGGTGAAATTTCAGTAAACTACTAAATACTGTACAGAACACTAACATCCAACAGGAGAAATAACATGGCATTAGTATCACCAGGCGTAGAAGTCAATGTAATTGACGAATCGTTCTACACCCCAGCTGCCGCTGGAACGGTACCTATGATCTTTGTTGCTACTGCTAGTAATAAAACTAAAAGCAGTGGAACAGGAACAGCAGCAGGTACGATAAAAGCAAATGCAGGAAAACCTTATTTGATCACTTCTCAGCGTGAGCTTGGTGAAACATTTGGCGATCCTCTGTTTTATAGCGATAATAACGGCAACATGATCCACGGTGGAGAGCTTAACGAGTACGGCCTACAAGCTGCTTACTCTGCATTAGGCGTTTCAAATCGTGTGTATGTTGTAAGAGCTGATTTAGACTCAGCAGAATTAACAGCAAGTGCATCAGCACCAGGCGGAGAGCCAGCAAATGGCGCTTACTGGTTTGACACTTCAACTAGCAACTACGGTATCCTACAATGGAACGGCTTAGCAGTTACACAAACAGGTGGACAAACTTTCTCAGCAAAGGCTCCAACAGTACTTACAGTAACAACTGATTTAGTATCAGGACAAGGCTCAGCACCAAAAGCATCAATTGGCCAATTAGGCGATTATGCAGTAGATGCTAACGACACAATGAACAGAGTATACTACAAAACTCCAGGTTACGGTACAGCAGCTCAAAGAACTGCAAACGTAGGTACTTGGGTAGAATTAGGTAGTGATGCTTGGAAAGCAAGTTGGGCAGCGGTACGCGGCACAGCAACTAATCCAACATTAACTCAAAGTGATTCAATTAGTATTAACGGCTCAAATGTTGTATTAGCAAGTGGCACAGGTATTGCTGATTTAGTTACAATTATTAATGCAGCAGGCGTTGCAGGTGTAACAGCAGCATTAGTTGATGGTTCAATTGAATTATTTGCAAACTCATTAAGTGAATCAAACGGTTCAGTAGCAGATGGCAAAATTACATTAGCAGCAGGAACAGGTGACTTGTTAACAGACTTAGGTCTAACAGCAGGAACATCTAGTTCACCAAGATTAGAAGCAGCACCGCACACAGCAGTACCTGCATTTAAATCAGGCGATACAACACCAGCACCAAGTGGTAGTGTTTGGATTAAAACAACTACTCCAAATGGTGGAGCAAAATTAAGTGTTAAACAGTACAGCACAGCGACACAGCTATGGTCAACTGTAACAACACCAATTTATACTACAGCACAAAGTGCAATTTACGGTCTTGATAAATCAGGCGGTGGCGCAAACTTACTAGCTGGAGCATTATATGCAAAAGTTAACGTAGATGAGCTAGGTAACCCAATTGGTAATTACAAAGTTCATTCAAGAGTAGCAGCAGGCGCAACTAGCATTTCTGGCACAGTAATTGGAACAAGTGGAGTTACAGCAGCAACTTACACATTTACAATTAGTGAATCAAGAGCTAATACAGCAGCAATGACTGCTCCTACAACAGTAAGTGTAACAACATTAGGCGCAAGTGGCGATGCTGATTTATTAGCAGCAGCAATTAATGCTAAAGGTCTAGTAAATGTTGTAGCATTAGTAGATGGAACAAATAAAGTTGTAATTCAGCATAAACTAGGTGGAGAAATTAAATTAGTTGACACAGATAGTGGTTTATCAGGATTTGGTTTTGCAGCAGCAACAACAGCTAACTTATATGTTGGTCCAAATGCAACTGGTTTAGTAGCTTCAAACTGGAAGCCACTAACTTACACAGCATCAGGCAATGTTCCATTAAGTTTAGCAGCAGATGGTCAACTATGGTACAACAGTGTTGTTGACGAAGTAGACATCCTAGTACATAATGGCGATGCATTTGTTGGTCTTAACTATGTAGGCGGAACTGGTTTATCAGCTGATTCAAGTCCATACAGTGGAACAGACGCAGATGGACCACAAGTTGCAGCAACAGAGCCAACTGTACAATCAGATGGTACTGCACTAGTAGAAGGTGATATTTGGGTAAGCACAGCAGATGTTGAAAATTATCCAGCAGTTTATAGATACAATGCTACACTTAGCAAGTGGATCTTACTTGATAAATCAGATCAAACAACTGAAAACGGCATACTATTTGCAGATGCACGTCAAGGTGACACAGGCGGAACAGCAGACGATGCACCAAGTGCATCTATTGCAGAATTGCTTGTAAGTGACTTTGTAGACGTAGATGCTCCAGATCCATCACTATATCCAAAAGGTATGTTGTTATGGAACTTACGTAAGAGCGGATTTAACGTTAAGCGTTTTGAGCGTAGCTATGTAGACTTAACTGCTAAAAACGTTCGCCAAGGCGGAGTTGATGCAGGAGCGTCAATGGCAGCTTACTATCCACACAGATGGGTAACAGACTCAGGTAACCAAGCAGATGGTTCAGGTAGCTTTGGACGTCATGCACAGCGTAAGAGTGTTGTACAAGCGTTACAAGCAACTGTTAATAGCAATCAAGAAATACGTGACGAAGAAAGTCGTCAGTTTAACTTGTTAGCTACTCCAGGGTATCCAGAGCTAATTGGTGAAATGATCACACTAAACTATGACAGACGCTTAACAGCATTTGTTGTTGGTGATACACCATTCCGTTTAACACCAGATGCAACTTCATTAAATGAATGGGCAACTAACGTTAAACTAGCATTAGAAGATAATGACAATGGTGCAGTTAGTTACGATGAGTACATGGCTATGTATTACGGTTCAGGCTTTACAAGTGATAATGCAGGAAACAATATTGTTGTTCCAGCAAGTCATATGGCACTACGCACTATCATACTAAACGACCAAGTTGCGTTCCCCTGGTTTGCTCCAGCAGGTACAAGACGTGGTGGTGTAAGCAACGCTACAAGTTCAGGCTATATTAATAGCGAAGGCGAATTTGTAAGTGTAGCATTAAACACTGGACAGCGTGATACACTTTATTCAAATGCAATTAACCCGATCACATTTATTAGTGGTGCAGGACTTGTTGTATTTGGTCAAAAGACTCGTGCAAGAAACGCAAGTGCATTGGATAGAGTTAACGTAGCACGTTTAACTGTTTACTTACGTGGACAGCTAGAGCTACTAGCGAAACCATACTTGTTTGAGCCAAATGACAAGATCACAAGAGATCAAGTTAAAGCAGCAGCAGATGCATTGTTACTAGAATTAGTAGCGTTACGTGCATTGTATGATTTCTTAGTAGTGTGTGATGAATCAAACAACACACCAGCTAGAATTGATAGAAACGAGCTATACTTAGATATAGCAATTGAACCAGTTAAAGCAATTGAATTTATTTACATTCCATTGCGTATTAAAAACACAGGCGAAATTGCAGCACTAGGTTAATATGCGCACATAATGAACGGAGGTAATACTCCGTTCATTGAGGCATAAATACTGTATAGGAGAACATAATGCCAATCACAACTTTACAAAATATTAGTGTACCTACTGAAGGCGCTGGAAGTAACTCATCATTATTGATGCCTAAACTACAGTATCGTTTTAGAGTATTACTAGACAATTTTGGTACTACTGGAGGACCAGATGGTACAAGAGAAATTTCAAGACAAGTAGTAGACGTAAGTCGTCCAAACGTTAGTTTTGAACAAATGACTATTGACGCTTATAACTCAAGAACATATCTTGCAGGTAAGCACACATGGGAACCAATTACGCTAACACTACGCGAAGATGCAAACAACAACGTACAAAAAGTTGTTGGACAGCAGCTACAAAGACAGTTCGACTTCTTTGAGCAATCTAGTGCAGTGTCAAGTGGAACATACAAATTCCAAACTAGAATTGAAGTTCTAGACGGTGGTAACGGTGCTAATGGAGCAGCAGTAATTGATCGCTTCCAATTAGTAGGTTGCTACATTGAATCAGCTAACTACAATACGTTAGCATATGCAACAAACGAAGCAGTAACAACATCATTAACTATACGTTATGATAATGCTATACAGTTTGGTGCAGATGAATCATTCGAAGGTATTGGCGAAGCAACTGCAAGAGCAGTAGCAGCGGCAACAGGTGGAACAACTGTTACTGGCTAATACGCTTAGTTATAGGTTGGTGTTTTAAAAGAAAAACGAAGGTTGTTAGCGCGGTCTTCGTTTTTTCTTTATATGCACGGATAATTCACAAGGATAAATATTAGTATGAGTTTAAAAGATGCATTCCTATTCAATTTACAGTCAGAAACACATTTACGTGATGCTCGTCATGCGAACCAAATCTATACACAAAGTAATTTTGCGTTTGCTCCTAAATCTAAATACATGTATCATGTTAGGTTCGAGCCTAATGATGAAGTTGGCAATAGCGCAACATCAAATGTATTCCAATTTCAAAAAGAACTAGGTGTACTTGTTAAAAGTGCAGACTTGCCTAGTTTTAGAGCAAGTGTAGAAAACAAGCAACAATACAATCGTAAAAAGAATGTACAAACTAGAGTAGATTATCAAGATTGCAGAATTACTTTTCATGATGATAACACTGGTGTAACTAGAGCATTATTAGAAGAATATTACAGATATTACTTTGTTGATGCTAATAAGAATACCACAGGTGCAGAGGCAGCATATGGCCCTCGTGACAAATATTTTGCTAGAGTACCTTCATATGGTTTAGACAATCGTAAGAAAAATCCATTCTTTAAATACATTACAATTTACCAATTGGCACGTAGAGAATGGGTAGCATACACATTAGTTAATCCATTACTAAGTGCCTGGGACCACGGTGGTGTTGATGCCAGCGATGGCGGATTTAACGAGAATACAATAACTGTTGCATACGAAAGTGTGCAGTATACTAGTGGAAATGTTGGTAATGATACTCCAGCAGGCTTTGCAGATGCATCAGTCGGTTATGATGTAGAACCAAGTCCATTAGGTTATCTAGATAATGCTATGATTCCAAACGGTGGTGAAAAAGGTTTATTACCTGCATTAATAGGATTAGGTACAAGTGCATTATTGAATAAAGCATTTGGTAATAGTAATAGTCCAAGTAAAAATATTTTAAAACAAGTTGGCACAGGACTTATTGGCGGACTAGTAACTAATGTATTATCAAAAAATAACTTGTCTGTACCAGATAGTCAGAATAGAGTAGAAACTACAACTTCAACATCAAACAATAGTAGAATACTTAGTTCTACACAGATTGTACAAAGCCTTGCAAATCCTAGTGTTGCAAGTCAAGTTATGCCAGCTTTAGTTAATAGTGGAGCATTAAACAATGTAAGTATTAATGCTTACAATAGTGCTAATGCATCACAAAAATCTGCATACAATAAACAAGTAACAGATAGTATTGCTGGAGGCAACCAAAAATTAGCACAAGTTGCATCTAATGCAATTAATAATATAGGCGGAACTTAATATGTCAACTACAGAATTAACACCAGAGTTTTTTAATAATTTTTATGATATAGAGATTAGCTATAACGCAAGTGAAGTTGATGCAGTTATTGGTTATTTCTTAAAAAGAGGATTTGGCAAAGTATCTGCTATTAATACAGCAAGTGTATTATTACAGCAAGCCAAAATAGACGAATTAAATGTGCAGCAACTTTTAGATACATTAAAAGGTGTAACAGATGTGCAACTAAGTTTAATTGTCGCTCAAATACTTAATTTTAACAGATCTAAAACTAGCGTATTAGGGTTTCGTGAAGACATATCTAACTCACAACTATTTGATCAAAGAAACGTTGTAATATGATATGGGTCGTTTTGCGCAAGGTAAATTCAATCTAAAAAATCCACAAAAATATATAGGAAACAAAACACCTACATATCGCAGCGGATG